TATTTTAATAAAACATCTGGAATCCAGGTTCGTGGAGATTTTGACTATAATTTTGATCGTGGTATTTCAATGCCTATTAATCAGTCTATTGCAGACAACTATAGAGTAAGTGCTTTTCAATCTTGGGTTAAATACGATAAAAGATCTTTTCCTTTAACACCAATAAGTTTATTTGAAATAAAACACAAGGCAGATACCATTATTTTTAATGTTGTTGCAAACGATGAGTTTGGGCAAAGAGGCAGAATATTTGCAAAAAATAAAAGCGATAACTCAGACTTTGATAATCTTTCATATTTTATAAACGGAAAACTTGTTTATAATCCAGTATTAACCCTTAACGAGTGGGCCGTTCTAGGTATAAACTTTGCAACAGCCCTAAACCTTGATTTATTTTTGGGATCTGTAAATCTAAATAGCCCAGCAATATTTAATAATATATCTTTTTACCAAGCAAATAATCTTCAACAGTTACAGTCTAGAGGCACCCGCCCTTGGAGCAGAGTTAAGCAAGAAGATGGCGTTGACAATGATTGGGCATTTTGGCTAAACAACTATTCCTGGGACAGCACCTTATTTACATTAGCCTCAGCCCTGTATGGCGTAAATGCACAGGATGTCTATAATAACTACATGGGAACTAATAAGATTATCATTGATGACGAAGAAGGCATGATATTTGATGCTGACAAGATGAGAGTCTATAATGACACCAGTTGGTCAGTATCGGTAGGCACACCAGTGTAATCTGGTATACTTGTGGTTATGGATTCTTTATTTAGCCCAAAAACTGGCAAACCAATTGTTGAAAATGTAAGACGCAAGGTCATTGATAAGCATTATGACTGGGGTCTATACGTATATAAAAAGTCAAACGGAAAGTGGTTTACTGACGGGACGGGCTCTGTATTAAACATACCTGCTCAAAAAGGTGATATCTCAAAGATTGCAGAACTTAAAAAAGTTGCAATGTTTAATGGTGATGATGGAGAAGGTAAAGCAGTCTTTGTTCCAGGATTAACAAGAATTTCAGAAGAAGAATACTCAGAACAAAAAGACAGAATGATCCAAGGATTAATTCCAAATGTGAATGACCTAGGCGCAATTGCAGATGCACAAAAAACATTAAAGACATACGGAAAGGATGCGTACGAAAGTGACTGATGATGATAACTTCCAGTATGTTAGAGCAAGCCTAAATACTCAAGAACAAGAAGAAAATGAATTTAAAACAGGGGACCCATTTAATAAAAATTGGGAAGAACTAAAAGAATATACTGGCTTAGATCAAAACTTTCGTCGTCGTATAGCAAGGCAAGTTAGCAAGGCAATAACTCCAAATGAAGCATATCTAGACTCTGCAAATGCAGTTCCGTCTGGAGTAGATGCTGGATCAAAGGCTCTTAATCCTGGAACGGTATACAGAAATGGCTACGGTCTATTTGACGTAATCACACCACCATATAATATGTATGAACTTGCAAACTTTTATGATACATGTTTCTCAAACCACGCTGCAATTGATGCAAAGGTAGAAAATATTGTAGGTCTTGGTTATAGGTTTGATGTTACAGATCGAACTTCTTTAAGACTAGAAACTTCAGAAGATGAAGGCGCAACTGGAAGAGCAAGAAGCAGAATTGAAAGAGCCAAGATTGAACTTCGTGATTGGCTAGAAAACCTTAATGATGATGATAGTTTTACAAAAATCATGGAAAAGGTTTACACAGATGTGGAAGCAACTGGTAATGGATTTATTGAAGTTGGTAGAACGATTAAGGGTGAGATTGGATATATTGGTCATATTCCAGCAACTACAGTTCGTGTTCGTAGACTGAACGATGGCTACCTTCAAATTATTGGTCAGGCTGTTGTTTACTTTAGAAATTTTGGTGCAACCAATCCAAATCCAGTAACAGCAGATGGCCGTGCAAATGAAATTATTCATCTTAAGTCATACTCTCCATTAAATACTTATTATGGAATTCCAGATATTGTTTCTGCAATGCCATCGCTAATTGGTGATCAACTAGCATCAAGGTATAACATTGATTATTTTGAAAACAAGGCTGTCCCACGATATATTATTACTCTAAAGGGTGCAAAACTTTCTGGAGACGCAGAAGATAAAATGTTTAGATTTTTACAGACTGGGCTTAAGTCACAGTCTCACAGAACTCTTTATATCCCGCTTCCTGGAGATACAGACCAGAATAAGGTTGAGTTTAAGATGGAGCCAATTGAAAACGGTATTCAAGATGGATCTTTTAAAGAGTATCGTAAACAAAATCGTGACGACATTCTAATTGCACATCAAGTTCCTATATCTAAACTTGGTGGCTCAGAGTCTGGTTTGGCAGCAGCACTCTCCCAAGATCGTACATTTAAAGAGCAGGTTGCCAGACCAGCACAACATCATTTAGAAAAAGTTGTTAATAAGATTATTAAAGAAAAGACAGATGTTCTTGAACTTAAGTTTAATGAACTTACCTTGACAGATGAGATTGCTCAATCGCAGATTCTTGAAAGACTTGTTAAGACTCAAATCATGATGCCAAATGAGGCTCGTCAGGCTCTTGATTTACCACAACGCAAAGATGGAGATGCTCCATTTGTGATGACTCCAAGACAGGCTACAGATGCTGCTGCAACTTTTTCTGGGAATAGAGCAAGAGATACAGAAAGAACAAATAGTCAATCAGATGGACCAGCAACTGTCACTGGACGCAATCCACAGGGCGAGGGCAGAGCGTCTCAATAATTGAGAAATCTCTAAAAACATTTGGTATAATGGATTCTGATATGATAATAAATAAGGCAAATTGGACGACGGACAAAGATAGTGTTCGCCTGTCAATGCCTATTGGCAAGGTAGACGTAGAGCGCCGTATGGTCTCTGGTTTTGCATCCCTAGATAACATTGACAAGCAAGACGACATTGTTACAGCAGATGCAAGCGTTAAAGCCTTTAAAAATTTCAAGGGAAATTTAAGAGAAATGCATCAGCCATCAGCAGTAGGCAAGATGGTTTCATTTAAAGAAGACCGCTACTTTGACCCAAATTCAAAGAAGTTTTATAACGGAGTTTATGTATCTGCCTATGTTTCAAAGGGTGCACAAGATGCCTGGGAGAAAGTCCTAGATGGCACATATAGTGGTTTTTCTATTGGTGGCAATATTAAGGTTTGGGATGATGCATATAATGCAGACTTAGACAAGTCAATTCGCATTATTAAAGACTATGATCTTTATGAATTATCACTAGTTGATAGCCCAGCAAATCAATTTGCAAGCATCATTTCTGTTGAAAAAGTAAATGGTCAGAATGTTCTAACTGGAACATCTGCAGACACTGTTATTGAAAATGTTTTTTACGATTCTGAAAACGGTATCGTATTAGTATCTGACTCAGAAGCAGAAACAAGCCCAGTCAGTGGTAAGAACATGGAAAACATTGGTTTCGTAGAAAAGAATGATGACGAAAAAGCAAACATGATAAAGTTCTTAGTTGATAGTGCTAAAGGCATTAGTACAATTAAGATTACCAAGGAGGTAAATAAAATGACAGAAACAACAGAAGCAGTATTAGATGCTGTAGTTGAAAATGTTGAAATTACTCCAGAGGCACAGCCAGCAGAAGTAGAAACTCCTGCAGTCGTTGACGAAGTACCAGCAGATCTTGCTGTTGCAAAATCAGATGATGGTGGTGCAGTTCCTTCTGCTCTAGTAGTAGAAGAAGAGAGCGTTGTTGCAGAAGTTGAAGCCGAACTTGCTGTAGCAAAGTCAGATGAATCAGTTGCAGATGCAGTTGCTGAAATCAAGAACTCTCTTACTAATGCCTTTGGCGATCTCGCTACAACCATTAAGTCTCTTAATGAGCAGGTTGCAGCACTTAACAAGTCCGTTGAAACTGTGTCTACAGAAGTAACACAGGTCAAGGATCAGTTTAATGAGTTTGGAAAGAGAGTAGATGCCGTTGAGCAAGATACCGCTTTCCGCAAGTCTGGCGATCTAGGCGAGATCGTGCAGTTTGAGCCTGTAAAGGTTCAGAAATCCCTATGGGGCGGACGTTTCCTCAAAAATTCCGACCTATTTAATTAACAATATATTCACTAGGAGGTGAAATAATGTCAGAACAAGATAAAGATATAGCCAAGAACTATCCAGGTTCAGGTGGCTCAGGAGCAGAACTTAACTCCCAGGGATCACTCGTATCAGGTGGTGTTGGTAGTGCTACAGGTTTAGACTCAGCAGCAGCGTCTGTTGGATCACAACTCGGTAACACAGCAACAGCAAACTTCGGTGTAACAACTGGAGCAAATGCTGTTAACCCAACTGGGGCAGCAGGAGGTATTCTTGCACCAGAACAGGCTCGTCGCTTCATCGACTACGTGTGGGATGCAACAGTACTCGCCAAGGATGGTCGTAGAGTTACAATGCGTGCTAATACAATGGAAATCGAAAAGGTTAACGTTGGAGAGCGTGTTATTCGTGCAGCAGCGCAGGGTAGTCCAAACTACACAAACGCTGGTGCAACATTTACAAAGGTAGAACTTACTACAAAGAAGATTCGTCTTGATTGGGAAGTTTCTACAGAATCATTAGAAGACAATATTGAAGGTGGAGCACTTGAAGATCATCTAGTTCGCTTGATGACAAATGCATTCGCAAACGATATTGAAGACCTTGCCATTAATGGTGA